TACATCGGTACCACTCCTTATCTGGTTGATAGTCTATTCTTATGCACTAGATTTTGAATATTGCCTGTCTATCCAAAAAATATTGTGCAATTTATCAAAATTAAATCAAGAAAGGGAAATCGGCGAATTAGTGGAATATTTATAGTGGGTGATGATATGGAAATGAAAAGTAATATCGGAAAAGCAATTGATGAATCTCCTTATAAAAGAGAATACATAAGAAAAACATTTAATAAGTCTAGAAACACAATTTCTAATTGGTGTACTGGAAAGAGTTATCCTTCTGTTCCTGAATTATTTAAATTAGCAACATTATTAGATAAAAAGATTGAAGATCTCTATGAGTGGAAAGATGATGTGTAACATTTTGTCTAGTTTTGTCGAAAACGTAGCTTGTTTTATTTACTGAGTATAAAATATATCTAAAAACGGGGGAATTAGAATGAGTTTTGATTCTATTGCATCTTTACAACGTATGGGTCAAATGCAACAAGCTGAAGCTGCGTCTGGAAAGAGATTAGTTTTAAGAAGAATGGAAAGCAAATTGGATATTGCAATTATAATAGTAGCTATATTATTGATTATCCCTACGTTAACCTTTTCCATCTTAGCTTGGTTAATTTATTTTTTAATAAGAGAAGCTACTATTAAGACTTATATCGTTAAAAATGTAGCTACTGGGGAAAGATTTAGAGTAAGGAAAGAAGATTTTAAGCAATATAAAAAAGAGTGGAAAAATAGAGAGAAACAAATTAGAAACATATCTGATCTATAATAATAAACAGCCCAACTCTAACGAGAAGGGCTGTTTTTATGCAAATTTTTGATATTTTGTAGTAAAGGAAGCAGCTAAAATAGAATCAACTTTAAAGATACGTGGCTGTTTCTTAGCTAAACAATAAGCTTTTATATAAGTTTCATTCATTTCTAAAACAAGTATAGATCGTTGAGACACGCTATTATCTTTTTTAATATAGATAATCTCAATCGGTCTATTTTCTTCACACGCTTTTTCTAGTTGTCGATTCATCATAACTACCTCCCTTTTGGATATATTATATACGAACTAACGTTCTAAAACAAGATTGAAATAGAACTTTTGTTCGTATATAATTAAGTAAAAAAAAAGGAGATGTAAAAATATGATCAACGACAGAGGACTAAAAAAATGGCAAGGTTTCTTTATGCCCGAACACACAGCTTTAGTAAAGGAAGAGTTGGAGAATCAGAAAAAAATCGAGAAACAAATTTTGGACGAAAGTCAAATAGCTGATATGGAAGCAACGATAATGCTGGGCATGGAATACGCTTGGTTTATGCATTTTAAAATATACAAAGAAGGCAATATCAGCTCTATTGTGGGGAGAACAGCTTTTATCGATTACATAAAGAAAGAATTTCGGATATTCGATCAACAAGATAATATACATCATGTACATTTCCAAGCGCTTGTGAATGTAGAAAAATTCTAGGGCGGTGCATTTATATGGGACGAATGAGTGATGAAGATAGAACAATTTTTGAAAATGCAATATACTTTCCCATGCTATTAACCGTACTAGAACGTGATCTAAAGGCTGCCGAAGCCGAATCATTCAAAATAAAAACTGTTTATTTGAATCTTATCGAACACACAATGAAAAAGATTCAAAAGGACATGAGTGAAAACACTTGGACAATGTATAAAGCTAAAATGAAGTTGATTAAAGGTGAAAACGACGGTACCTTTACCGAATATAATTTCTACTATAAGGGTTATCATGAGGTGCGTAAATATTGGAACGCTAACTTGAGGAACAACTCTGAGAAGTTATTAACGTATTATTTAGTGTTGAGAGAAGACTGATTTTTAATCCTAAACAATTTCGGGTATTTGGAAATGATGTCTCGAAAATATCCCCTATCATGGATATCGTAATAGTACCCACATTTTTCGTGTGTTAGAGTCTCTTTAAAATCAATGCATACTAATTGATTGAGTCTTATGTATTCGTCGCAGATGGGGCATTTAAAGCGCTTGTCATTAGCTAGATGAATTTTTCTTAATACTATAGCCATTCGCATTCCTCCTTTCTACCTATAAGGAGGATTCTTTATTGTGGGTACATAATCCTGTTTGTTCACGAAAAATACAAGTTTATTAATCTTATCATAGTAAAACCATAATATACATAATATATGGAAAAACTATTCAATACTCTTGAAAAAGAAACATATTAATGAGATTATGAATATAGAATAGTGAAGGGAGATGAGATAAATGATAAAAGTTTTCCAAATAATTTATGGGTATTTATTATTTTTTTCAGTTATTCTTCTCGTCACAACACTATTCTCTCTTATTATTAATATTAATTTACCCTTGATCTTTTTTATTTTAATTTTTTTACTATTTATTGTCCGGATTCGCCCGCATCCTGATAACCGACATTATCCGTTTGCGTTTGATTTGAAATTGGCCTTCCTGCATCGAAATTAGTAATATGGAGTTGAGTCCTTAACCTTTCTGCTTCAGATTCTATAGGTTGTAGAAGGGCTCTTTTTTGTTCTACTTCAATTTCCTTCAGTTTATTATCTAATTCTAAAGATCTGTTTTCATGCTTCAATTTCTCTCTGTTCAATTTACCTTCATTGAAGAAATACGGAACAAATCCAAGAATCTCCATATTCCCCACCTTTACCTTTGAAAATAGAAAACCATACCCAGTAATAAATGACGAAAGCGTAATTAATTTTTCTGTGTTCGTTAGAGATGTTATAAATTCTAAATATCCAGGACTCTGAACATTATTTTTAGCTATTATTTTTTCACTAGAATCCCCAGAAACTTCTTTTATTATTGAAAATAAATCGTACCATTCATCTGTCGTTAAACCATCGGACTTATTCACTTTTACTGTGCTATGACACATACCATTTTTAATATATGTAGGAGCTAATAGCCTGTTGATTTGGTCTTCGTAATCACTTAAATCAAAGATGGATTGATGTGCAGATAACATCCAATATAATTTTTCTGACATTTCGCTTCGATCAACCTCTTTTATCCATTTTACTTTTCTTCTTTTTGTATATGGATTTACGTTATAATGTAGATGAATACCTTGATTTATGCTCTCTTGTTTAATTTCATACGGCTCACTTTGAATGATACCAATTAGATATGTTAATGAGCTTTTGGAAGGCACTAATACCAAATCATTCACTTTCATATCATCCATAAACTTCATTATTCTTGATGCACCGTGTGCTATTTGTTGCGGCTTCCAGTCAGAATAAATGTTAAAATAAATCTGCTTATACCCCTCAAAAGTATTACCTAGAACATCCATTCTTTTAAATTCTTCTTGGATCTCCTTAAGAGTTATTTCATTATCTGCAATAGAGACGAAATTATTTAGAAAAAAATCGTCATAATATTTACCTCCATCAGCTCTAACTAACCAATAACCTGTATTATCGGGTATAGACAAAATTTTAGTATACGAATGACCGTCCATTACTTATCCTCCTGCTGTTTCTAATTCCATTAATCTAATAATACAATATATTCTAGATAATTGCAGAAAAATAGGAAAATAAGGGATTTAAATATTTAGAAAGACCCATAACTTAAAGTGAAATTAAAAACACAAAACAAAAGCCCCTCTCACATGAGAAGGGCTTTTTTATTTATTTTTTATTTACCAACCGCCACCACTAGGGTCGTTTTGCCATTCTATCCCGCCGCCTGGATCTGCATATCCGCCTGATGGTGGGTCACAATATCCTGAACCTCCACAGGGGTCGCATTTGTGGCCAGTGCCTCCACCTGGATCTTTTCTTAATCCTCCGCCATTTCCGCCTGGATCTTTCATACTTATCCCTCCTTTGATTTCTTTGTTTCTAATTTCGACAATCTATTTAAAATTCCTTCTAAAATAAAAAATGCCCAACTCTTTTGAGAAGGGCTATTTTTTTCGTATTTATTTTGAAGAGCCAAAGTTCTAGAGGTTTACTCGCCCACCATACCGTCGTTATCATTGTCACGCATATATTTGTATAGCCAATGTTCTCTCATTATTGGCATACTGAAACCAGCTGCTTTTGCTTCTGCGATTGTCACCTGTCCATTACCGTTTGTATCAACACTAGATAGATCATTTTCATTTGTGGAAGAACTTGCGGATTCGGACTCAGACTCCTCATTTCCGGTTAGTCCAAGCGATTCGTTTACTTCATCTGGATTCACATTGTCAAATGTATCAACAATCTCGTTACCCATTAGCGTATAGGTATACTGATAACTGGAAGGAATCTGCGTTTCCGTGTCCGGATAGGTGATGATGGCTTTAAAATTCGTAGCTCCACCTGCCTTGCGGATCGCGTCTTCCATATAAGCTTGGTCTCCATATCGGTTGAGCGTACTGTCTTGTGGGGTAATATTATAAGCATTTGATACCCCTCCGAGGGAATCGCCGATGATATGTCCTTCATCTAAATCGTCCCTTTCCACCCCAGGAACCTTTGCCTCATCCGAATAGTATCGGCCAGACGATGATACAGGTTCATTACTGTCATCTTGTAGAATGATTTCGTCCGCAATGACTCGTACTAATTGCCCGTATTCATTTGTAAATGCCCAATATTCACGGTCACCATAACCAATATCCACGACGATGTTGGGTTCACGATATCCAGACAAATCACCGCCATCCACTTCTATGAATTCGTATCCTGCGAACCGTTCATCATTTGGTTGGGGCGATGTTTCTTCTGCTACTGGTTCCTCTACAGCTGATTCATCCACGACCGTAGTAATTGCTTCTTCTTTTTCGCTATCGTTATTTGTTTCCACTGTGGCTACTTTTTGTGGAGTTGTTTCTCCATCTGTAGTGGGTGTATCTTCTAGGTTGGTGCAACCAACTATAAAGATGGTCGTTAAAAGAAAGCATAAATAGTTTATTTTCTTTTTCATTTTAGTACTCCCTATAATAGTTTTAAAAACATTTAACTGTATTTTATCACATAATGTAATTTCTAATTTTCTTTTACTTTTCCTCCTTTCTTACTAGAAGAATTCTTCATTTTGGGTAGATAATCCTGTTTATTCATAATTTATTATATAAATAAAAATAACGTTATACCGTTGACATATAACGTTGTACCGTTTATAATAAGGATAGTTAATAAAACAAAGGAGGAAATAAAAATGAACGTTATGACAAGAGCTTGGGAAATCGCTAGAAAAGGTGCTGCTAAATTCGGTGAGAAAGTAAAAGAATACTTCGCTCAAGCTCTTCGTCTAGCGTGGGCAGAAGTGAAAGAAAAGAAAACAGCAAGCCCATTACAAGTGGCTACTGTACAAGCGCAAGAAGAAGCTAAAAAAGTTTTTTCTAAATGCTTAGATATGTTTATCGCTAAAAAGTTTATCGTTGCAAACAGATCCGCAGAAACTGCTACTGTTACCGATCCAGCTGGTAACACAAGAAAAGTTGTTTACGACTTAAGTGGTGCACGACAAGTAGGCAACGAATTTACTTATACCTTACGAGTATTAGCATTACAAAGTGGGAAAGTATTTAAAGTTGCAAGCAAAACTTTGAAATTTAATATTGCTTAATTTTAATCAGGAGGTAATTGGATCGTGCTGAAAAAAAGTGGTAAACCTTATAACAATTTAAAAGGGAAAAAATTTGGAAGGCTAGAAGCTTTATATCCGTTAGACGAGAGATCGAAAGACGGAAAAGTCATATGGATGTGCAGATGTGATTGTGGAAATACAATACCTGTTACAGGGGTTTATTTGACAACAGGAGAAACAAAATCATGTGGTTGTCTGAAAAAGGATTTAGTAGAAGAAAACCTACGAAATAAATACAACGAAAAACGTGTGGATGGAGTGGTTATGCCACTATTCAAGGGTGAAAAACCGAGAAAAGACTCATCAACAGGTTTTAGAGGAGTAAGTAAATACTATACTCGAAAATCAAAAGAATTACGTTATCGAGCATGGATAACTGTTGCAGGCAAGAAATATTACAAAGCTGGATTTAAAACCGCCGAGGATGCTTACAATGGAAGATTAGCTTTAGAAAAAGAACATTTACCAACATTAGAAAAAACGGAGGAAAAAGAAAATGAATCAAATTGACAACTACATGACAGTTGCAGAAGCAGCGCACACATGGGGAGTATCATTAGATACACTCCAAAATAAATTAAAACCTTCTGTTGCAGGAACATGGGCTAAAACAGAAGAAATGATAGAACGAGGATTATTAAAGTATTTTCAAAAACCAGGAGGGAAACGAAAAGAATGGATCATTACTCGTCAAGCCATGGAAATGTGGTACGGGAAAAAATAATTATTTTTTTAACGTTTTAACGTTGACAAATAACGCTATAACGTTTATAATTAACTTATCAGCTAAGAGATACAACATAAAAAACAAATTGGAGGAATGAAAAATGGATCAACGTCAATTTTATAACGTGTACAGCATGGAAGTATTGTCAGAAAAAGAATTTGAAGTAAAAATGAAGCAACATTACGGAGGTATTTATTCTCAACTGGTACAGAAAAACAACTTAGATTTTATTGGTCAAACATTTGAAGAGTTTTATTACAACCGAGTAGAATTACAGGGTTTAGAATTTGCTCATGAAGACTGGAACTTAGTAGAAAATTAAATAACAAAAAGCCCTTACTTGATTGGAGTAAGGGCTTTTGTGTAATCTTATGATGATTAGCTTATACCCATCCAGCTTATTTTATGCGGATTTTTTGGTTCGGATAGATTAAATTAATATTTTTAATACTTGGATTTAACCTTTTAATCTCTGCTACGGTTGTATGCTCTTTAGCAGCAATTCCCGATACGGTATCCCCGGTTTTAACTGTGTAGTATTTTTTTGATACAGTACTTGTTGATGTAGTACTAGAAGGTTTAGCTTCATACTTTAAAGTCTGTCCAACATAAATCTTGTTAGCATCTTTGATGTTATTTAGTTCTTGCAGACGTTTAACGTTTGTCCCCCATTTAGTAGCTAAAACACTAAGAGTATCTCCACTTTTGACTTTATAAGTTTTAGTGACAGTTTTAGTAGATGTGGAAGGTTTGCTTGGTTTAGTAACAACTTCTGCAGAAACTTTTGTTTCATCCGGCTTAACCGTAAACTCGTCATATTGAGTTAACTTATTGCTCTCAATTGTTTTAATAAGCTTGTCCGCATAGTTTGGATCAGTGGCATATCCAGCAGATTGTACAGCTCTAGCAGCCGCTTTATAATCGGTCTCACCAATTACTTTTTTATACTTGCTTCGGTCCCATGACACGCCGTTTTGATAAAGGTTAGCCAAATCTTTTAAGGATTCGTACCAAGACGGATACTTTCTAAAATTAGCATCTACATGCACATTTTTACCTCCATATACTTCCCACGTTTTCATTGTCACGGACTGCCCATTATAAGTACCTTTAATGCCAAATAGGTTAAATCCTTTTGTGGCCAATCCACTTTTACCCCAATTTGATTCGTGGATGGCTTGTGCTAGAATAAGTGACACCAAAATATTAAACTCTTTTCCTACTTTTTTAGCAGCTGGTAAAATCTCTTGAATAAATGACAAATTAATCACTCTCCATTTTTATTTTTATATAGAAAAAGAGCAGCTGTTAAGCCACTCTTACTTTGTTGTTGATTTAACTCCACTGTATAACCCACATGCTGATAAACCGATGATTAATCCGTACACAATGCCAGTCTTTAAATCAACGTTTAAGTATAAAATCCCGACAGGTAATCCCAATAATACAGATAACAATGGGGCATATCTTACTGGCAATCCCAAACTTTTTTTAAACAATTCTACTAATCCAACGATCACCGCAATAAATACCGCTACTGTTAACTCTTCCATCTTACACACTCTCCTTGTCGATGTTATCAAGCCGCTTATGGGCTTGTTTGGAACTCTCTTCCACCCTTGTGACACGCTCACCTAGTTGTTGCATTTGCCGCTCATTGGCTCTTAAGTCAATTCGTATATCATCCACGCCCTTGCCGATATAATCAAGCTGTGCTTTAATTTGAGCATCTTGCTGTGTATCTGATTTAACTTCTTTCGTGCGGTTTAGTTGGTAAGCTAAATAACTAATAACAAAGCCTCCAACCGCTATTAGTACACCAAATTCTATACTCATTTTCATACCTCCCTTTTCTCTCTATAATCATGGACTCACCTCCTTAAAGGCATAATAAAAAACGCTACAATATGCAGCGTTTTGAATTAAAATTATTTAATTTATATGGCTATTTCATAGATGATTCCGTATTCTCTGTTTTTATTTATGCGATATATTTGGCACTCTTCTTGTACCAAATATTTTTTATGCTGTTCGTGCTTTCTTTGCTCTGTGATACGTGCGTATCTTAGAGTCGTGTCACTGCTACTATGTCCAAGCAATTCCTGTACCGCTACTAGATCGGCTCCGTTATTAAGTGTGAGCGTTGCAAAAGTATGTCGCATAACATGTGGAGTGACTTTCTTTTCTAGTCCAGCCGCTGTTGCAATTTTTCTTATCTCATCTTGTATTGCTCGTTTGGACAATCGACGATACGGCTTTCTTTCCGTTACCATTAAAGCCTCACAATCATCATTTCTTAAATCTAAGTATTTCTTTAAGTGATACATAGCTTTAAAGGAAAAGTATACTCCACGTTCTTTTTTTCCTTTTCCGTACACAATCGTGCTCATATCTGTTTGATTGATATCTTTTATATTTAACGCATGAAACTCTGACAATCGGCAACCAGTCGCATATAGGCACTCAAGGAATGCTCTTTGTCTAACCGTCTTACAAGACTCTCTAAGCATTTCTAACTCTTCGATAGTTAAAGCCTTCGGAATCAGTTTTTCTTGCCTAGGAACCTTGATTCTCGCTGTAGGATTACGTGTAATTAACTCTTCACCGTGTAAAAATGCAAAGAACGACCTTAAAACGTCTAGTTTTTTCGTAATCGTAGACATCTTTAATCCTTTTAACTCTCCCAAATATACACGGATGTCAGCTGCTGTTATATTCTCCGTCATCTTAATGACTTTCTTGGAAAATAAACGTAGTTCCATCCCATAATCTTTTAGAGTATTTTCGCTTAATCCTTCTACCTTTTTGGACGCTAGAAATAATTGCGTTTTGTCTTGTATGTCCGATTCTAGTGTTTCTCCCTTTTTCTTTTCGATCTGATACCGACTGATTACTTTAGACAATTTTGTCTTAACCTTGTGCGTATCTAGTCCAGGAAACATGTCAAAAAGGACCACAACAACCTCGGAAAGCATCTGCTCCCCAGCATACACATTATTCATTTTTCTATTCCTCCGTTGGAAAGGTTATTTCGCTTTATGGGAAATCCTGCAACAGAAAAGAAGCAGGTACGCCCAACGGTGCGTTTGCGGTCAGATGATCAGTCCAACCTACCTGCTTCTAGCTTAACATAGCACGTTTCTTGATTGGTAGCAATAAGAACTAACGTTCTTAAATTGTCACACTTTATTCACGTTTCACTTCCGCACAATAGTATCCTACGATGCCGTTTACCCTTCTTCCAATATATCTATAGCTCCCACAAATTCTTCTTGTGTTTTCATATGCTCGTATATCTGCTTAAAAAAATTCAAAGCATCTTCTTCTACAGAAGGAGCAAAAGTGAAATTTTTTGTTTTAAGTGGATATACATCTTCTTTGTTTTTTCGATAAGATATATACACAAGTAATTCTTCTTTTGTCCCTTGAATAGAGTCGATTTTAACGTATCCATCGGTAACGTCCGTTGGAACATTGGATATAAATGTCTCAATGGTAGTATCGTTCATCAATGAAGCTATATTTACACCAGGATCAATTTGGAAACTGATTTGTAATCCCATGTCCACCCTCCTTTAATTTTCAAATACTGATTGCCCAGTAACTGCTAGGTAAGTAAATTTAACATCTCCATCTATATAAAAATTCATATTATAAGTGGATGTATTTGGCGTTAGATAAATTTCTAATAATCCATTAACTTTTGCATACGTTACTGTGAAATCTACAGTAGGCTGACCTGAAGCGTGGTATTCATCTATAAGCGTAACCAACATGCTGTCAGCATTTCCATTATTCATTGTGGTGCCATTATTTATATAAAAATCGATTCTTTTTTCACATGTATGCGTAGAACCATTGCGTTGCCCTACAACATGTAATGTCAATTTTCCTGATGGATAACTATTAGTGAAACCAAGCTTGTATATCGTTACTGTTGTTCCATAGTTTATGCTTATTTTTTTAGATGTTAATTGGACATACGGTTGTTGTGATGCGGTTGATCCACTCGTAATTAACTCTGTTATGTTAAGTCCTATTATTGGGATGGATAAGTAGCTTAATAAATTGTTAGCAATTTTTTTATTGCCATCGGCATTAGGATGAACACCGTCTAGCATAAATCCATTAGCATTAGCTAATACATAGGTTTCTCCAAGTAATTTCTTATTGGAAACATACCCACATTTATTTGTTACTGCATAGGATTTCAATTTTTCTTCAAATCCAGTTAGGTTGTTATTCGTATCAGAAGGTTCGTTTGGTCTTAACAAGATTAATTGACACCCATTATTTTTGAATGAACCTAAATAATTATTCAAAGCTACTTCATATTCAGTAGCAGTCATGCTGTTTCTATCATTCATTCCTCCATTAAAGATATACAAACTTGGTTGCAGTGCTTGCACCCAAGCATTTCGGAATGTGTTATCTGTGGAGTTATGCCACGCAAACTTATCTCCACCTTTACCAACTCTAGAGATAGCAACCCCTTTGTCATTAACAAACAATCCACCAAAGATAACAACTTTACCATTGATATTTCTTACAGATATACCTCCACTTTGACCATTGGGTTTAACAGGTAAAATAATTGAACCAAGACCTAATTCTCCATCGGTATTTATAGAAACTTTTGTTGAGCTATAAGTAGCCAGATAACCGATATCAAAAGTTCCCCCACCAGGCTGTTTTAAATAATAGATAGTTGCATATTTAAATTCTCTTTTCACTGTAATATCCATCGTAGAGTTGACACCATTAGCAATACTTGCTCCTTTGTTGTCAAGACTATATAACGCAGGATAAATACCTGGTGTTAAAGAAGAGATATCTTGTACATTCGATGATTTACCGTAGGATAAAACGTCTGCTTCTGTACTTGAATTATCAAACGCTAGATAACCGGCACCGCCGTCACCTAGTTCCCCACGTAATCTAGGAGCAAAATAATCAAGCCACTTACTGTTGCCCGCTCCATTAGATAAACTATCAAGTCCCACCAATATTAAGGACGCTTTTAAACTGTTAAAAAAATTCTGGAGAATACTTTTTTCTAAAGATGCCATATGAGCCAACTGTTCGGTAGTGGCATCCAATCTTTGTGGTAAAGTTTCATACGTTGCACCACTTGCATTGTCGTGTCGTGCAGCTACAACTTCTGCGTTTGACTCACCAGCATTTATAATTAACTGATTAAAAGTAGCTTCTAAGTTCTCTTGTTTACTAGTCGTTTCTTCTGTTTCTTTATTAATTGCATCGATTCCGTCATATATGGAGTCACGTACATCTTTTCCATAGATGGCCGTTTTAATCTTGTTTAAAAACGTATTAATATTAGCCATTATTCTCCCCCTTCCTCTGGTGGTTCTGGACTTTCTAAAGCTTCCACCCGTGCGACTAAATCATCTAGATCAACCGCATTTAGCACTGTGATTAGATCAAGCTTTTCTTTTAATACGTCCAGATCAATATTATTTAAAACAGTAATCTTATTAACTTTTTCTTTGTCCGTTTTGCTCATGAGTCCGTCGGTCGTTGTAGTTGCAACGGAATAGTTTTGCAATCCGTCCAATTTAGTCTTATCTGTTTTACTCATAAGACCATCTGTAGTCGTAGTAGCAACCGTATAATTTTGCAGACCATTTATTTTAACTTTATCTGACGATGACATTAAGCCGTCCGTTGTGGTCGTAGCTGGTGCATAAACGGGTATGTCTCCAAGTTGATCTTCTATTGTTTCTATAACGTTTAATAAGTTGTTAATTGATGACGCTATCGTTGCTAAGTCATCATCTGTGATATTTTCAAAGTTTTCTAGTTGCTGTTGTGTAGCTTCTAGCGTTTGTTTTGTTGATTCTAACTCTTGCATTGCTTCTGTTAGTTCGGTTGAGATTGTGCCGATTCTGTTCGTTTGACTAGTTACTGTGTTTCTTAATTCATTAACTTGTTGAGCTGATTTATTTAAATCACTCTGATATTCATTTAATGTCTTAAATTTGTCACCAATTGTTAGTGTGGCATTTTGTGGGTTGTTTATATCAATAGATTTGCCAATCACTCTTAATCTTTCGTTTATGGACATAATTGGATTAATGACTTTATGAGAGTTTCCGACATAAAATGACTCTAAGTCTAATCCAATTAAAAATAAATCCAATGCGGATAATTGATACTGATTAAGTGATGTTTTTTGATTATTAATCCAACCTTGTCCTTTTGTTAATAGGTTACTAGCTATCGTTACATCATCCCAAGTTACAGATCCACCCTGTATTCCAAACTCTTCTTTAAGTGCTTCATTATCAATATAAGGTACTCCATTATTCACAGATTCAATGGTCAACCTGGCTTCGCTTGCATCTGTTGCCCCTTCTTCAGTTGACTCTATTCTTGTTCCGAGTGGAGTCAGCCTTGTTACAATAGTTGTTGGATCTACATCACGACTCATACTAATTAAGTTTTTAGCAATCTTTATTTCTGTATTACTTTCAACACCAATTTTCACAAGCCAATCCAAAAAGCGAACCCCATTTTCCTTACGGATTTGAAGCTCGCCACCTATTGTATCTATTAGCTTTTCTTTTATTGTGTCATAAGTATCTTTTTCGGCAGATAAGTAGAGATATAGATTATTTGTTGAATTGGTTACTGTTACTTCTCCAACTTCAAAACGTTTATATTCTTCTACTTGCTGATTATGATAACTGATTATCGACTGCAAGAGCGCCTTTGGAGTTCCTCTAAACTCTAAATGACGTTGCTGAGAATCATGTAAATAGGCTAGTTCTCCTTCACAAACATAAGTAGTACTAATTAGTCCGTTGGTGTCCATTTGTTCATTTGGTCCCAACACTCGGCCTTCAAATTCATATTTACCTGTCTTTTTATTTAATATATTGACTAATGTTTTTAATGGTTTCATTTTTCCGTATCCAGGATTATTCAAATTAAATGAAAAGGTGAAAGAATCTATAGCATTGATTGCTTTTTTTATTACTCCAGAAGGTAGTTTTAGTTCACCCACAACAGGAGAATGAATGACTATTTTTTCATCATCATTAATAATTGTAACCTTATACAATTAAATCAACTCCTTGTAAAACTTAAAGGATATCGTACCATTTCCAGTGATATTCATTATATTTTCACCGCTTTTAAGTACAAAATCACTACTTTTTGTAACACCAGAATTAATTGTGTAAGTAGTTCCTTCTTTGGTTACTGTCATTTGATTAGATGATATAATTTCCGGTACTACATCTGGTGTACCTGGGTTAATCAATGTGACTAAAAGTGTTCCTGTTACTGTAAAATCCACTATTTGAGCAACATCTAATTCAAAATTGAATTCATCCCAAATATCATGACCTTCTGGTAGATTGGCAATCATAAACGGATAAGCCTTAAATGTTACTGAAAGCGTACCTGTTTCAAAATCATCCACAAAACTTGCTTCACTTTCTACCTCAGCCAAAAAATAATAACCCGGAATATCGTCATCATATAGCCTTTGTTTCCCGTTACTATTCATAAGCCAATTTATTAGCTTAGTTTTTTGAAATTCCATAGCTTGATGTGTCCAATTTCCTTCTTTAAGTACATTAAATGAGTATTTTAAAATGCGTGAAGTATAAGTCTGCGATCCATATATCTCGCTGAAATCATATTCAACATTAGAAAAAGGAACCTTTACTATGATTTTTTCTTTGCT